GGGCTCATGATCAAGCATATGACACCTAGCGAAATAGAGTATATAGATATTAGTGATCCATATGATTTAGACGAAAAATATTGGGAAGAGATGAAACACATGGAAGAATGTGCGCTCAAGGGTGAGCGCTCTTATCCAATTTTTAAAGCATCTTTGAAAGATGAACCAACTAAGATAACCAAGGACAAAGTTAGAGTATTTACCGGTGCATCTATGGCACAAAAATTACTCATACGGAAATATTTCCTACCACTAACACGCATTATTTGCCATAATAGCCTTGTGTCTGAATGTGCTGTTGGTATTAATGCAGGGTCTCCCGAATGGGACCAGATGCACAAACACATTACGCAACATGGCACTGACCGATGTGTGGCCGGAGATTTTTCCGCATATGACCAACGTATGTCTGCTAGTATTACTATAGCGTCGTTTGATATTCTTATTCAGATGGCGCGAGAATGTGGTTATTCTAAGAAAGATCTTATCATCATGCAATTTATTGTATCGGATATTATTTGTCCAATGGTGGCATATAATGGCACACTTGTAACATTTTTAGCTGGTAACCCATCGGGCCAGAATTTAACTGTGTTTATTAATTCATTGGCCAATTCTTTATTATATAGATTGGCGTATAGAACCGCATCTAGAATACCGAATCCACCACCATTTAGACATTATGTTGCAGCAATGTTTTATGGTGATGATTCTGTAGGTTGCGTATCAAAAGATTGTATTTTTTTCAATAATATAGAAATGAGCAAGAAGATGGACGAGATAGGGATGATTTTCACACCACCTGATAAAAGTTCTGAACATACTGCTTTTATGACGGGCGAGGTAGAATTCCTTAAGCGTACTAGTGTATATATACCCGAACTTAAACATTATGTGGGCAAGCTTGATGAAATGTCCATATATAAAAGTCTCCATTCCGTACTTAAGAGCAAAGAATGTAATATATTAGACCAGTGCTCCCAGAATATAGACGGGGCACTTAGAGAATATTTCTTTCATGGGAGAGAGAAATACGATGAAATGTTAATTAAATTACGAGAGATAGCCGCTGAGCATGATCTTTCGCACAGATGTAAGGACTTGGACGTAACATTTGATGACAGAGTGCACAAATGGTACGAAACTTACATTACAAAATCCAATTAATACCTGATTACCGATGTATATAGGGGTAACTTACTATATATATTACGGCTTGTATTATAGTGTATAAGAATAAAACTGGTTATCAGTATAACTAACTATACTACCTGCCTTGAGTTGAGCAGATAGCAGAATTAACGACTTGCTAACACAAACCAGAGGAATCAGACCTCGCGATCCCATTCTGATACCCCAACATCGATTGGTGCACGCGATAGTGCACCAGGGCTGGATGGCCCGATTAGACGTATTTTGCGTCGCGCAAGACGAAAATATACTGCGGAAGATATTTTGCGTATTATTTCAGTTGCATTAGAATTACCTGAACCGGAATTGAGATTTGACGGGAGGCCTTTGGATGATTATCGTTCGCAGACTTACCCCGGCACATTTTATGTTGATAATGGTGTGTGTGACTTTGACGCTAAACCATTTAATAATGCACCTGGGCCGCGCTTGCGTGGCATTGGACATAGGACACTTTCTAAACCTGAATTGGAACGAGCTCCTAAAGTATATTTTCCACAGTCAGACACTCGCCGATCCGAGTTAGACTATGTAAATTTTTATGATCCAAAGTATCGCGAGGCTATATTGAGATATCGATTGCGATATGCTGAGATGTACGGCTTCCCACCTTCAGTTACCGAGATTAGGTGGTATATTGAAGATTTAGAGATGGGGATGTTTGAATATGACCCTCAATCATTTGATGATACCGATGTTGAGTGGTGGTGGAGAGATTATTATGAGAATGAAGGTTTAATGGACATTTTTTACTTTAATCAGTCTGCCGATCAAATCAATTTCCCACCCCAGTTTTACAAAGGGTTACAGCTTGACCAGAAGTTGGTGGATAAATATATGGCTTTGAAGTATGAGTACGATTACTATTACTCAGCACCAAATCCAGCGTTGCTTGGACCACGTCCGAGAGAGGATTTATTTCAGCAAGCCTTGGAAAGCGATCCTATCCCACAGTACCCAGATATAACTGCGTATGGTACGTTGGAACATCCAAATTTGAATGTCACACCTGTGCCTACGCCCACACCAGTTACATTACCACCTGGTACATCACCACCAGTTACGTCAGCTCCAACTTTTTTGCGCTCTTTGGCACCGGTACCAGCACCGCGTAGTTTACGCTATCAACCGCAAGCTCAAGAATCACTTCATGCAGAGAAAATTGAATCTACGCACGATCAACAACAGATCATGACGTTTAGTGATGATACTAATGATTGGGTAGAGTCTATTATCCATGCTAAAGATGATTCGTTTTATGCTGCCGACACAGGAGATGTATCATTAGCCGATTTCTTTTCGCGACCAATCAAAATTGCTCAATATCCGTGGGCAGTTAATGCTACCACGTTTTATCAACAGATCGATCCATGGACATTATTTTTCAATAATCCTCGAGTCATTAATAGGATCGTGAATTATAAGAATTTGCGTTGCAACTTGAACATTAAAATCGTGCTAAATGGAAGCCAATTCCATTTCGGTAGGCTTATGGCGAGCTACAACCCTTTGCCCACTCTTGATGATTTTTCCAAGAATAGAGGCATTGCCCCATATTCTATAGTTGATTTAATAGAGGCTAGTCAGCGTCCACATTTGTACTTAGATCCGTGCACTTCGCAGGGTGGTACCATGGAGCTACCATACTTCTATTATAATAACTCTTTAGAGATAACACTGGGAGAGTGGAATGTTATGGGTCAACTTACATTGCAGCAATTGTCGCCACTCAAGCATTGCCAAGGAGTGGTAGACGATGTTACAGTTAGCGTGTTTGCATGGGCTAGCGAAGTGGTGCTGTCCAGTCCAACATGTTTAGGGCCCGGAGCATTAGCAGCACAATCTAGGGATGAGTACAGCGGCGGTGTCATATCTAAACCTGCGGCCATTCTGGCATCTATTGCTGGCAAGTTGCGTAGTGTCCCATACATTGGACCGTACGCGCATGCGGCACAAATAGGTGCAGAAGGAGTGGGCGCAGTAGCAAAGATATTTGGATATTGCAAACCAAATGTGGTCACAGATCCTATTATGAACAAACCGGAGTTAGTCACTACATTAGCAAATACTAATAGATCTGATGCTATTTCAAAGCTCACATTTGACATTAAGTCTAATGTAACGGTCGATCCCCGGACTACCGGATTAGGACCTATTGATGAAATGACTATTAGTAGTATAGCTACTCGCGAGAGTTATTTGACATCATTCCCATGGACTATAGCTGCTTTACCGGAACAACTACTTTTTAATATCGTTGTCACCCCTAGCATTTGGAACATTGCCGCTAGCACCGCTGGTGGCGGTTCCACTGAGTTACATGTGTTACCTTGTGCATTTGCATCTTTGCCTTTTAGATATTGGCGCGGCACGCTGCGATATAGATTTCAAGTTGTTTGTAGTTCTTTTCACAAGGGGAGGTTGAGATTTGTATACGATCCCATCCAGCAAGACCCTGCAGTTCCCATAGCCGAATACAACACCAATATGTCCCATGTGGTCGATATAGCCCTTGAGAACGATTTCATATTAGAAGTGGGGTGGAATTCAAATTACACCCATTTGCAATGCTCAACCGTCGGTAGTTTATTGCCAACCACTATGTGGAATGCACTAGCTCAAGTAAACGGCATTGCGGGGTTTACGAATGGTGTTTTGTCATGCTATGTTATGAGCCAACTAACCTCCTCCGGTATTGGTACTAACAATGACATTAGTGTTAATGTATTTGTTAGTGCGGGAGAGGATTTTGAGGTGTTTGACCCAGTCGAGCGGGCTATGCAATCGTATGCATATTTCCCGCAGAGCCACACAGTTCAGGGGCATTCTGAACAATCGAATCATACTGTCACCAGGAACATGGAAGACGCAAGTCGCGATGCTCCAGAAGGCGCTGTAGTATTGCGCACTTTCGGTAATAAATTACAAGTGACGGATAGTGTTGGCATAGTGTGTCATGGTGATCCCGTTGTTAGTATTCGTAATTTGATTAAACGGTACACATTTCACGAGACTTTTGCACCTACCGCTACTGGTTTGTTAAATTTTACTGTGAATACTCCGGCCTTTCCCAAATATAAGGGAACTGCCCCGGGTGCGATCCATTTGAAGGGTGCGTTGGCATATAATTATACACATATGACACCGCTCAATTACTTCGCACCAGCATTTGCGGGGCGGAGAGGCAGTATTCGCAACAAGATAGTGTTAATTACACAGAATGCTAGTACCATTGGGAGTTATGGACGCCTGACGAGGTCCATCACTCAAGCACACTTATTGACTAATACTATCATGCCAGTTACGACTGTTGCGACTTACGGCGCTTCGATGAAGGTTCGTCTGAACACTACTACTTCAGGGTGGGCAGGCAGTTCATTATCACCACTGGCACAGGAGCCAGTGATAGAGGGAGAGATCCCCTACCACAACCGTTTTCGATTCACTCCATCACGTTTCGCGAATAATACTACCCTGGAGAATTTTTCACAGGGTATGACGATGGAAGCTATGTTACCTGTCAACATTAGCACGCCCACATATTTTGATAGATATGTGGCAGCGGGAGACGATTATAGTTTATTCTGGTTCATTTCTGTACCAGTTATGTATTATAATTTTCTAGGCTTTACTTAAGCCCGCACACTTTCAAAAAGTATAATTGAGCCTTAACAGAGGCGTCTGTAATCCACATGGTAGCCGTGTGGTGCGGAATTCAATTCTGCGGGAACCCGTAAGGGGTGACCTCTATAATTTATATAACTTATATTTTTAGCGGGTCATCCCCCGCGTTTTTAATAGGTTACAATTTTATAGAGTGTTAAGTCTCATATTCTTTAACTCGCACTTTCTCTTAGTTTTTCTACAAGAAGGTTAACCATTCCTGGACGGAATTTGCGAAGAGGCTAC